TGACTGGCCTTACCGGCAACGTGGCAATCCCCCGCCAATCCGGCGCTGGTACGGCCTACTGGGTTGCTGAGTCTGGCGCTCCTAACGAGTCGCAGCAGACCGTGGATCAGGTGAGCCTGACCCCCAAGACCGTGGCCGCGTTCACCGACTACAGCCGCCGCCTGATGATCCAGTCCTCCATTGATGTGGAGAACATGGTGCGCACCGACCTCGCTCGTGTGCTCGCACTGAAGATCGACCTGGCTGGCCTCTATGGCACCGGCTCCAACGGTGAGCCTCTCGGTCTGAAGCTGACCACCGGCATCGGCACCGAGGACTTCGCCGCTGACACCCCTACCTTCGCTGAGGTGGTGGCGCTCGAGAGCGACGTGGCAACTGCTAACGCACTGCTCGGCAGCCCCGTTTACCTGATGAACGCTGCCATGCGCGGCGGTCTGAAGACCAAAGCCAAGGATGCAGGTTCCGGCCTGTTCGTGATGGAAGGCAACGAAGTGAACGGCTACCGCGGTGTGCTGTCCAACCAAGTTGCTTCCGGCGATCTGTGGTTCGGCAATTTCGCAGACCTGATCATCGGCTACTTCTCCGGCCTTGACCTGATGGTGGACCCCTACACCAACAGCACCTCCGGCACCGTTCGCGTGGTTGCCATGCAGGATGTGGACATTGCCGTCCGTCACCCTGAATCCTTCAGCCGCGGCAACAACACCCTCTGATCATGTTGATCAAGGTCCTACGGCAGACGATGCTTTCGGGCCGAGTGGTGAAGATCGGGGAAGTCCTAGAGGCTTCCCCCTCTGACGCCAAACTCCTGATCGGCATCGGCAAAGCCATTGAAGCTGCCGCCCTGGTGGCAGATGTGGTTGAGACCATCGCTCAACCTGCACCCAAACCTTCTACCCCCCGACGGAGGGCTAAACAATGACCATCCACAACCTCGGATCGAAAACCACGGTTCTCGGTCTGCTGCGCAATGACGTGGTGACCGCTACCGGCACTGGCTCTGCAGTTGATCTGCTGGGCTACGAAGGCGACATGGCCGTTCTTCTGGATGCCGAAGCTGGCGGCGCTGGCGTGACCTACGCGGTGAAGCTGACTGAATCCGACACTTCCGGCGGTTCCTACACCGACGTGACCGGTGGCGCATTCACCACCACCACCGCTAATACTGCATCGCTGCAGAAGATCTACGTCAACGTGACGAACCTCAAGCGTTTCGTCAAAGTGTCGATCACTGTGGCCGGTGGCACCGGTGCTGGCGCTGTTGCAGTGCTCGGCCTTGCTTCCGCTAAGTACGGCTGATCATGGCACTGACCGAGAACCTGGACGCGTTCTTGGCCGACTTCGGCGTCAGCGTTACTGCTGGCGCCGTTTCTGCATTGGGCATCCTCGACATGCCGATGGAGGTGTTGGCTGGTGATCAGGTGCTGAGCACTGATTACACGCTCACTGCGCGGGCATCTGATTTTGGTGATCTGATCTATGGATCCGAAGTCAACGTGAACGGCGTGCCCTATACGGTGCGCGAGACGCGACTGATTGACGATGGTGCGTTCTGCCAGATCGGTCTGATGCGCAGCGTTGCGACAGCATTGCAGGAGACATCTACCGCCATTGATGCCGGCGATGTAGATGATGTGATTGATGATCTTGGCAATGCGCAGCTTGACCCTGAGCTAGACGGCGGGGCTGCTGCGACTAGCTACCTTGAAGGCAACGCGATTGATGGTGGCGCAGCATGAGCAGCACTGCACGTATTCGGCTGCGGCGTGACACAGCAGCAAACTGGACCGCGGCCAACCCTGTGCTGCTGAATGGCGAGGTTGGATTCGAGACTGACACGCGGAAGCTCAAGCTGGGCGATGGCACCACGGCGTGGACCTCGCTGCTGTATGTGCAGGGCTACGACAACCCGACCTTTACGACGCTTGCCGCGACTGGGTTATCCACCTTGCCGCACATCCATGGCGCACTAGCTGGCCCGGTCTATATCCACTGCCGCAACGGTACTGGCAGCACGCTGGCCAAGGGCACGCCCGTCTACATCACTGGCAACGTCGGCAACACTGCTCAAGTGATCGTGGCCGCGGCCGATGCTTCCAATCTGACCAAGATGCCTGCAATCGGAATCCTTGATGCTGCGATTGCAGCCAATGGCGATGGCCACGTGGTGATTTCGGGTGAAATTACCGATGTCGATACAAATGGCTACACGGTCAACTCAGCCCTTTACGTGGCCAATGGCGGTGGATTCACCACTACCCCGCCAACGAACAAGCAGCCGATTGGCCGCGTAACTCGAGGCAATGCGAACACCGGCGCGCTGGTGGTGATGGGCCCAGGGGTGGTGTTGTGACAAGCAAGCGCGAACAGGTTCTCACCGCAATCCGCACAGCGCTCACCGGTACGGCCGGAGTTGGCACGCGGATCTACCGCAGCAGGGTTGAGCCACTGGCCCGGCAGGAAAGCCCGGCGATCGTGGTGGAACCTGTCAGCGATCTGGCTGAGCAGAACACCAGCCTCCCGCGATTGGATTGGAGCATGACGGTACGGATCGCTGTGATCGTGCGCGGGATGGTGCCAGATCAGTTGGCTGATCCGATCATTTCCGATATGCACAGCAAGCTGATGGCTGATCTGACGCTTGGCGGATATGCGATTGATGTGCAACCGCAATCGGTGAGTTTTGATTTCGTTGAAGCTGACCAGCCTGGCGGTGTGATTGCCTGCGATTACCTAGTCCGCTATCGCACAAGTGTGACGGATCTGTCCAGCTAGGATGGTGCTAAAAGGGCCAGAACAATGCCGCTCTTAAGCCGTAAGCGCCTGCTGCTGACGAAGATCGAGTCGACCTACGCGACCGATTCGAGCCCGGCCGGCACTGACGCGGTTCTGGTCCGCAATCTTGAGATCACACCGATCGAAGCTGACACCGTAAGCCGTGATCTAATCCGCCCTTATCTGGGCCACAGCCAGCAGATTCTGAGCCAAGCTCGCGTGTCGATCACGTTCGAGGTAGAGCTGGCAGGTTCTGGCACCTCCGGCACTGCATCCCGCGTGGATTCGCTGCTGCGTGCTTGCGGCATGGCAGCCACCACCACCAGTTCGGATGTGACCGGTACGGCGCAGGCCGGCTCCGCTGGCAGCATCACCCTGGCCGCAGGCGCTAGCGCGACTGACGACTACTACAGCGGCATGGTGATTACGCTCACGGGCGGCACCGGCGATGGCAGCAAAGGTGTGATCACGGATTACGTGGGCAGCACCAAGGTTGCAACAGTGCAGAAATCCACCGCGGCCTTCACGCCCGATGGCACCAGCACCTACAGCATCGAGTCGAACGTGCGCTATCGCCCGGTGAGCACCGGTTTCGAGAGCGCCACGATCTACTTCAACAACGACGGCATCCTCCATAAGGCAACTGGCTGCCGCGGCACCTTCACGATGAACTGCGAAGTGGGGCAAATCCCCACGCTGGCGTTCACCATGACGGGCATCTACAACGCCCCGACGGATACCGCTGCACCTGCTACCACCTACAGCGATCAGGCCACGCCGCTGATCTTCAAGGCTGGCAACACCTCGGCCGTTTCAGTGCTCGGCTATGCCGACTGCTGCCTGATGTCTGTCAACCTCGACATCGCCAATGAGATCGTCTACCGCGAGCTGGTGGGCTGCAGCAAGCAGGTGCTGATCACGAACCGCGCCCCCGCTGGCGAGGTGATGATCGAGGCGCCGACCATCGCGGCCAAGGATTACTTCACTATCGCCAACAACGACACCACCGGCCTGCTCACCTTTATGCACGGCACCACCGCCGGCAATCAGGTGACGATGCTGGCCCCGATCGTGGACATCCTCAACCCGACCTATTCGGATTCGGATGGCATTCAGATGCTGACCCTGCCCTATGTGGCAATCCCGAGCAGCGCCGGCAACGACGAGCTTACGTTGACCTTCAGCTGATTGCATCCCATAGTGGGCTGAGCGATAACGTTCAGCCCTTTGGCTTTTGTTCTCAAGCAGTCCGATAGCTACAGCTGGCCAGTCACGTTGCGGATGCCTGCTGATGGTGGCAAGCGTGAGAAGGCAACCTTTAGCGCAGTCTTCAAGCGGCTGAGCCAGAGCCGAATCAACGAGATCCAAACTGAGGTGCAGCGGCGTGTGAAGGCCGCCGAAGCTGGCGAGGATGTGCGTGGCAGCATCAGCGACGTGTCACTGGCTGATGAGATCTTGGTCGGTTGGGACGATGTGACCGACGGCGACGGTGAGCCGGTGCCCTTTAGCAAGGGCGCAAAAACGCAACTTCTCGAGGTGCCCATGCTGGCTAGCGCCATCATCGAGGCGTATTTTGAGTCGCTGGTGGAGCAAAAGCGAAAAAACTGATCGGCGCCGCTGAGTATTGGGCGGGCGGCGCAACGATTGATGACACCGCAGCAGATGCCGCACTGATGGGCATCGAGCTGCCGGAGCCAGATGAGCCAGAGCACTATGAGGTAGAGCCTGATGCGTGGCCAGCGCTGCAGGTATTCCTCACGGTGCAAACGCAATGGCGCAGCGGACCGAGCGGCCTGCTCGGATTGGATTACAACGCAGTGCGCTGGGTGATGGAACTCCAGCGGATCGCTGATCCGTTGGCGGTGTTGGATGATCTGCAGACCATCGAAGCTAGAGTGGTAGAGATCGTGAACGAGCGCAGGGATTGAGCCATGGCCCTGGACATGACCACCGCCTTAACGATCAAGGCGCAGGTCACTGGGGAGAATCAAATCAAGGGCCTCAACAACGCGCTAGGCAAGACGGCAACGCAGGCCAAGGCGGCCAGCAATGCGTTCTCTGGATTTAAGGGTCTCGGTGCATTGGTGCCTGCTGCTGCGATTGCAGGCGTAACGGCACTGGCTAAGGGTGCGATTGATACGGCAGACAATCTGAACGATCTCAGTCAGCGCACAGGCGTTGCGGTTGAAAGCCTGAGCCGGTTCGGTGCAGCAGCAGAAGATAGCGGCAGTTCCGTTGATGAAGTCGCCAAGGCAATGGGCCGCCTTGCCCGTGGGATTGTTGATCCTGCGTCAGCTACTTCTGAGGCACTTCAGAAGATTGGCGTCGCTACACGTGATGCACGTGGCAGCATCTTGCCACTTGATCAGATCATGCTTGCCGTATCTGACAAGTTTGCAAAACTGCCCGATGGCGCCGAGAAGACTGCATTGGCGATGGAGCTCTTCGGCAAGAGCGGCGCAAACCTGATCCCAATGCTCGATCAGGGCAGCGCTGCGCTCAGTCAATACGCCGCAACCATCGACACGGAAATGGCGCAAGCGGCTGATCAGTTCAATGATTCACTCAACAACATCGCGCGATCTATTGCGGGGCCATTCAATGAAGCGGTCACGGCATTGCTGCCATTGATCACAAGCATTGCCGAGGGATTGGCCACATTGATCCGGGATCTGATGCCGGTGTTGCAGCCGATGATTGAGAAGGCTGTCGCGGTAATCATTCAGATCGTGGAGGCAATCAAGCAGATGCCTCCTGGCCTGCAGCAGATTGTTGTTGGTGTGACTGCTGTCGTTGGTGTATTCGTGCTGCTGGCTCCAACAATCCTGACAATTATTCAGATCGGACAAGCCATCGGCGGGTTGGTCGCGGCGCTCACTGGTGGCGGTGGCCTTCTGGCAGCTTTGGCGGCAGTGTTCACCGGCCCGGTCGGCTGGATTGCCCTACTGGTTGCCGCAGGCGTTGCGATCTACGCCTTCCGCGACAAGGTAGGCGAAGCCCTAGGCGCTATCGGCAAGTTCTTCTCTGATCAGGTGAAGGTGTTCAACGATCACCTAGTGAAGCCGATCATAGATGGCGCGAACGCTGTCGTTGACGGTATCCAGCGCGCATTCAAAGGATTGGCCGATGCGTTGCGCGGACCGTTTGAGGCAGTAGGTCGCTTCATTAAGTCCATCTTCAACGGTTACATCGCATTGGTTGAGGAGTTCATCAACAGCGCAATTAGCGGGATCAACAAACTGATCGCTGGCGCTAATCGTGCGTTGTCAGCCCTGAAGCTGCCAAAGATCCCGATGGTGAGTGAAGTGAGCCTGCCGCGCTTTGCCACCGGCGGCGTGGTTGATAAGCCAACCGTGGCATTGGTGGGTGAAGGCCGAGAGCGCGAATACATCGTGCCCGAATCCAAGATGGGCCGGGCGGCGCTGAACTACCTGATGGGCAAGCGCGGCGATGCGGTGCTGCGAAATGAAGGTGGCCGCACTGGCCGCGCTAGCGCAAGCCAAGGCAACACCACCATTCAGCTGAACACTGGCCCGGTTCTGCAGCAGGATGGCCAGCGATACGTGACCATTGAAGATCTTGAGCAATCGCTCCGCTCGCTTGCAGCCAATCTGCTAGGCAATAGCCGATCCTACGCTGGGCGGCGTTATCAGGGGCTGGCCTGATGAGCAATAGAGGCCAAGCTCAATACCTGCGCATCTACAACGGTGCGACCACCTATCAGCGTTATCAGGGCTACTACGTCAACAGCACCGTTACATGGGACAGTGCGCAGTGGGAGTATCAGCCATTCGTGGTGAATGGCCTGATCGGCGGCACACCTGGCGCCGACGTGGGCATCACGATCGACATCCCAGCTACTGAGCGGCTGCTGCAGACCTTTAAGGATGCGCTGAACTTCAACCGGCTTTGTGAAATCAAGCTCTATGAGTTCGACACGCGACTGAGCAATGCTGTCCCGCAGGCCGGTCAGCTGTTGATCGGCGTCTACGTTGGGGAGGTGATCAGCATGGGCGGCAGCTTCTCATTGCTGACTGTGCGGCTGGGTTCTACGCTTGCACCAGTCGGCGCGCAGGTGCCACCGCGTAAGTTCAACAACCACCTAATCGGCGCACCAATCAGAATCTGAGCATGGCTAGAACCGTTTTCACGATTGGCGGCCCGCAGATTCTGATCCCAGAATCTGATACGCCAACACGCGAAACGGGCGCAGAGGCCAGCACGCAGCTCGACATCCGACAACGCGCCATTGCAATAGGCGAGCCGGTGCCGATTGTTTTCGGTAAGCGGGTGGAGCGCACGACATACCGATGGTCTGGTGACGTGGCGATCGGCATCGTCTACGAGGTGGGCGGTGTGTTTGTATCACCCGGCGCCACTGAAGGGCGGTTCAGCAACAACGCGACCACCAACGAACTATCGGTGAAACTGCACCTCGTGCTCAGCGAGGGAGACATGCCGCAGCTGCAGTTGCGTGATGTGTTCCAACGGGCCTGCCGTGTTGGCACCTGGAAGCAAACCTATGACCGCCGCGCTGCGACGTGGACGCCGGGCAACTTCATCACCGCAGTGGCCGGTAAGGAGCTGTGGAATTGCCCGATCTTTTGTGGCACCTCCGGCTACTACGACAACCTGACAACCCTGAGCTACGAAAACAGCCACGCCGATGGCGATCAGACTTGGGATCGGCAGGTGCATTGCTTCGTGCGCGAAGGCATCATCGTTGACAGGCTGATTGAGGGCACCCCCGGCAGCAGCAATAACGTCTGCGATCTGGCGGTTTATTTGATCAAACAATCAAGCCGGTTCCCGGATGCCCTGATTGATACGGCCACATTCACCACCGCGGCCAACTTCACGGAAACCCAGCAGCTTTAC